AGTCCCGAAGGGAAACAAGCTGGTGTACAGTGGCGAGTTCCTTGCTACTTCAACTACCGAGCTGACACAAATTAATAACTCACAAGAGGAAATACATCATGGCTTTTCGTTTGCCTAACGGTTCTACATTCGATTTCGCTGCAACTTACAGCGCCCCTGTAACTGTAACTGCAATCTCTAACGCGGCTACTGCACTTGTCTCTGCTGCTGGTCACACCTTTGTTGCAGGTGACATTGTTGTCCTGCAATCTGGTTGGGTTAAAGCAACATCTCGTGCTTTCCGTGTTGTTGCTCCAATCACTGCGAGCGTAAGCTTCAGTCTGGAAGGTCTGAACACTACATCCACTACCAAGTTCCCAGCGGGATCTGGTGCTGGTACGGCTAAGAAAGTGGCAACTTGGGTTAACATTCCCCAAATCACCGGTATTACATCGTCTGGTGGTGAGCAACAGTTCTACACCTTCGGTTTCTTGGAAGAAGAAGATGATCGTCAAGTTCCAACAACTAAGTCACCTTCACTGTTGACTCTGACTGTTGCTGATGATCCTGCTGCTGCTTACGTATCCGTAGTTGAAGGTGCTGATGAACTGAATGAGGAGCGTGTACAACGTCTCAACCTGATCAACGGTGCAGTGATCTATTACAATAGTATCGCATCGATTACCAGCACTCCAACAATGACTCGTAACCAACTGATGGAACGTACCATTACGCTTGCTCAACAGGGTGCAATCACTCGTTACGCTAGCTAATTAAGGGGTTCACCCAAAGCCCTGCTTCGGTGGGGCTTTTTCATTTCTAATAATTAAGGAGATACACAAATGGCTAAGTCATTTAAGATTCAAACAAACCCTACATTCAAATCGGTTGTTAAAGTTCCACGAGTTGGTGCTGAACCACTTGAAGTGTCATTCACATTCAAAGTAAAAGACCGTAAGGCACTGGCAAAGATGTTTGGTGAGTGGAAAGCTGACCATGAAGAACTGGTTAAAGGTTCTGAAGATTATTCTCTGGAAGATTGGGCAGATAAAGAAATTGAAATGCAAGTCAAACAGTTGAAAGATATTGTTGTTGGCTGGGGTTTTGATGATGAGTTCAATGATGAGAACATCGAAGCACTCGTTAGTTCGGTAATCTCTGTGACTGATGAAATCCAATCTACCTACAACGACGCTTACACTCGGGCCAAAGCGGGAAACTAATAACCGCTGCACACGCCATGTATGAGAGAGACGCTGACGCACACCAAGCAGGATTGTTTGGTTTGAAACTTAGTGAAATCCCGGCAGAAATTATTGAAGTTTGGGATTGCAACTGGCCTGCATTCAGTGTCTTTCATTCAATGTCAACTCAATGGCGTGTGGGTATGGGCGGTGCAACCGGCTTAGATTACTCGGCAATACCAGTTGTTGCAAAGATGATTGGTTACAAGAATAAAGATATACAAGACATGTTCCCCGACATTCAAGTGATGGAGAACGAAGCACTCATCACTATGGGAGAAAATAGACAAGATGCCAACGATAGCTGAGTTACAGATTAACTTAGACTCCACACAAGTCGAACATGGTGCACAGAAGTTAGATAAACTTGCTGATGCATCCACTAAGGTTACCAAAGCACTCAAGGAACAGAAAGCCGCACAAGACGCCTTGAACAATCCTTCTGGTTCTGGTGGTGGTACAGGTGGTGGAGCTAAACCAGTAAATGACCTTTCTGAAGCAATTGACAATCAGACAAAGAAGCTTGCTGGTCTAAATGCTCAGCGTAAAGCATTGTCTGAGTCAAAGATTAAGACTGAGAATCCAGAAGAGTACAAACGTCTTAATACAATCATTGACTCACGAATCGAACTGGTACGTCGTCAAGGTAATGCAATTGATACTCTTGCAGCCAAGGAAAATAAACAACGTGACGCTTCGTCTAAAGCAGAAGCCAAGGCACTTGCTGATAGTAAGAAAGCATTAGAAGCAAGAGAAGCATTGGAAGCACGATTCACATCTGCACAACAACGTCAACTCGACACAACCATTGCTGGCTTGTCCAAACAAGTTAAAGCCCAACAGGAATATAACCGAACTGTTGAACAACTGAATGTTGCTCGTGCAACCGGTGGTATGAATGGTGGTCCTTCCATGTCGTCTGCTGAGCATGACACTTGGTTGAAACTTGCTGCTGCTAAACGAGATGATGCATTAGCTTCATCAACTAACAGTGCTGAAGTAGATCGTGCCCGTCGTCAGATGGAAGCAATGACTTCGACATTGGGTAAAGCTGAACTTGCTGAGTTCCGTTACAACCGTGCTGTAACCGTGTTGAATGAAAGTCAACGACTTGGTTTGATTACCACTGATGAATACAACAACAAACTTACAGCGTTTGCATCTAAGCGTGACAAAGCAATTGCTGCCGCTGATCACAACACTGAATCAGAACGTAAGTTTGCCTCACAACTGCAAAGCGTGTTGTCTGCTTATGATCCAGTGATTCGAGCGAATGATGTTTACAACTCTTCAGTTAAAACATTGGCACAAGGTTTACAGAATGGTCAACTGAGTGTTGAGCAATTCAACAAAGCATTGTCTGCTCAACGTAAAGCACTTGATGATGTTAAATCATCTCAGACTGGAAGTCCTGAACATCAGGCCAACCAATATCAAGCAGCTTTGGATCGACTGCTCCCGTACAATGTGCAATTGCGTAACCTGAATGAAGCAGAGCGAATCCTGCAACAAACTAAAGCCGCTGGTCATGTTACTTCCGAACAACAGATTCGTGACTATGATCGAGCAACCAAAGCTATTGCTGCTGAGCGAGCTGAGATTGAACGTAGGAACAGTGTTGACCGTCAAGGACTCACGGCTAAACAAAACGCTGCTGCCATGCGTGGTGTTCCTGCTCAGATCACTGACATCGCTGTTTCATTGCAAGGTGGCCAATCACCACTGACTGTACTGCTGCAACAAGGTGGTCAACTTAAAGATATGTTTGGTGGTGTAGTACCTGCTGTTAAAGCATTGGGTACTGGACTCATGGCATTGGTTACCCCTGCAACAATTGTCGGTTCAAGTTTGGCTTTATTGGCAACTGCTGCTTATACCGGTAGTCAGGAAGTTACAGAATTCAACCGTGCACTCATTCAGACAGCCGGTGCGTCTGGTGTTTCAGCAAGCCAGTTTAGCATGTTCCGTGAACAACTTGATGAAACAACCACCACATCAACCAAGGCAGCAGAAGCTTTAACTAAGATTGCGTCAAGCGGTAAGATCGCTGGTGACCAGTTTATAGCTGTTGCTGAATCTGCCATTCTTATGGAAAAAGCAACTGGTGAGTCAATGGATAAAACCATTGCCGACTTTGTAGCTCTTGGTAAAGACCCGGTTAATGCTGCCGTTACACTTGATGAGAAATACAGGTTTCTCACATCCTCTGTATTGGCTCAGGCTGATGCGTTGGTTCGTCAAGGTAATGAACAAGAAGCTGTTAAACTTCTGCAAACTGAGATGGCTGAAACGGCTAAAGAAACAGCAACTCGGATGATTGAAGAGGCTGGCTACATTGAAAAAGCATGGCTCGGTGTTAAGACTGCTGTAACTGAAACATGGGATGCTCTGAAGAATATTGGTCGAACTGATACTACAGCAGACCGTTTGGCTGAGCTGATCAAACAACGTAAGAACTTGTCTGATCAAGTAGACCTCAATGATAAGTTTGCAGGTGGTTTCCTCGGTGATGGTAAAAAGGCAGAACTTGCTGAAGTGGATAAGGAAATCGCACAGATTAAACTTCGCCTTCAGTATGAGCAATACGGTGCTGAACAAACAGCAGCCACTGAGCGTGCACGGTCTGAGTCGGTATCTGCCCAAGCTTCAGCAAATAAGCGATATGAGTCAAGTTTAAAAGGTGTAGAAAAGGCCGAGAATGATTTGCTTAAAGTTCGAATCGAGAACAACAAGATTCGTGCTGGTGGTAAAGTAAGTTCCGAGCAAGAAACAATCATGTCTG